TACGCCCCATTTTACTTTGCTTTTTACAAGTTTCCAATAATACGCCCTAAACATATTTTTATTACCAGCTAATTGCCAGCTATAATATATTGCCATGCCAGAATGTGATGAGTTTAAATTAAAATTAATTTTACAACTATTCGAACGGCTCGCGCTTCAAAATTGGTTTGTGATATTGTTATAAAAAAAGGGATACAACATAAAGCTGTATCCCTAATTTATAATTCGAATTATGAGTTTATACAGGTGCTACTTCAGGTTCATCAGTTACAGATTCCTCTGTTTCCTCAATATTTAGCATTTCTTTAAGTTCTTGAATTTTAACAACCATTCTTTCTCTGTGAGCTTTTGCCTCAGATAATTGTTGTTCTTGCTGTGCTAAAAATTCATCTACCTGAACTAGACTTTTAGTATAACCTTCATAGGCTTCAGTTAAATAAGATTTGACGTTTTCTTTCATAATTTGTTTATTTCACTTTTGTTTCGTTTAACTTCTCCATTTTAGAAGTTTCTTTTTCCAAATCAGAAAATAGTTTTTCCAATTCTTCTTTTCTGATTTCAGCACTTGGTAATTCAAGACCGAAATTGTGTTCCATAGTTGTTGTAATCATCTTTAAATTTTCGGCATTCACAACTTTGTATTTCTCTCTTAATTTTTCATCTTTCATAAACTTGTCTATTAAAAATGAAATATCTCTTTTATAAATGTATGATGACAAAATTCTTTCTTCATTTTCAGATTCTTGATAAATTAAAAGATGAATTTTTCCTACAGAAACCTCATTTTCGTCTTTGACTTTTTCGATTTCAGAAACTTGATTTTTGACTTTTTTATCCATTCTTAAGGTGTTGATATGTTAAATATACTAATGATATGAAACTTGTTAAAAATAATAAGCTTTCAAGCGATGGTAAGGAATTATAAGTCATCATAATAGCAGAGGCTGTTAATGTTGTAAGCCATATTCTATAAGGATAAGTTTTAGTATAATTCCTTTGACTTTTTCTTTCTTTCATCGCTTTGACTTTTTTAGTGACATCTGTTTGCTAACTTCCAGTAGAAGTTCCTTTTGACTTTTTAAGGCTTCTTTATCATCTCCCTGCTTTGACTTTTCCAGGTTTTCAGTTTGACTTATTAATAATTCAAGATACCATAGAGCTTTCTTTAAGTCTTCTAAACCGCCCTTGTGTTTATATCTAGTAACATATTTTACTATATTGCCTTCACAGAAATCCATGCCCCAAGAGCATATGTAATCTGTAGTCTCTATACCTAAGTTGTAATGTTCAGGATGATTAATATTGTCGCTCATAAAAAAAGAGTAGGAACTAAATCCTACTCTCTATTATAGTGCTTTTTATGAAATTATGAAGACTAATCTTCTAATTATTTATATTCAGCTTCTGCCAACTTGGCATCCACTTCAACTTCTTCTTCGGCAAACGCACCGCAGCCTAGGAAGTATTGCATTATACCGATTACGAGGAATCCCCCCATAATCTTAAAGAAATTCATTTTCACGAATTCCATCAATTTAGGTAACATTTCTTTCATACAGTATTATAGTCTTGCCGACTGTATAAATTAACAATTAATCCAATAATAACTTAGGTTTTTGATAATTTTCAAATAAAATATCCTTAGTATCTTCTTTAACAAATACCTTAGCCCATTCCATGGCTTCTGTTAATGATTCAAAACCTTCCTGTATTACTTGACCGTTTATTACTATTCTTATCGCTTGATTTGATTGATTATCCATTATGATGCTTCACTCCTATAATAAACCACTGCGTTTATGTATATGTTTCCTGACCCTTCTGTAGATGTAACCTTTAATGCCGTATTGGCAGTTAGAGCTACTCCATACGGAAAGGCTATTGAGAATTGTGAGGGAGTTACACCTTGAGTTCTTGCTGTCCATAGAGTAGTTGCTGCGGATGTATTACCGTCTGATAAATACCAATTTCCATAATCTGTAGCTCCTGCTCCTGTAATGCTACCTTGAACTCCATAAATTACTAACTTAATTCCAGCTCCTGGAGCTGCTACTACTTCAGTATTGGTAGCTGGATTATCACCGTTGGAGTCTAAATCAATGTATACATGGCTGAGATAAGAGGAAGCGTCAGGTTGTATGGTGGTAGCTAGAACTCCTGTAGAGTTATTAGCTATTGTAACTCTTTGTGCTCCAGCCTCTGTTCCTCCTCCTGTTATACCAGTTGATGCTGGGAAGGACACTGCTGCAGTGAGACTGCCACTGTTTACAGATACAGCGCTAGTAGTCGTTATAGCTCCACTAACATCAGCTAGATTGGCGCTGATTAAATCCAGCTTATCCTCTAAATTAGATGTATTTCCGGATACAGCGTCCAGAGATGTTCCAGATACGTTTACAGTTCCAGATACGGCTATACTTTCCGCTATATCGGCAATGACAGTAGAAGATGCTCCTGTAAATCCAATATATCCCGCAGCCATGATTTTACGGGGTGATTACAGTAAATTTAACAGCAGCTAATACAATTCCGTCAGGGTCATTCAAAGTTCTAACATCAACACCTTGACCTGCAGCTATTTTAATAGGTATTTGAAAATCATCTACTTGTGTATTATGTAATGTAGTTACAAAAGGAGCTATGTTTTCTGGAGTTCCTTCATTAGATTCTAAGTATCCATAAGCGGCAGCTGCTGCTGTATGACCTACAGTATAACCCCAAATAAGGTAATATGAGGTAGCATCACCAGTGGTTGCGCTAGCGTCTTGAAGAATGTTTGTTGTTGCTTGTTCAGTAGTTGTAGCAGCAGAAACCTGAATGTCCATAAATTCTCTAACATTTTGGGGTGCAGGTCCACCAGCTCTTCCGTATCCGTATGTGTTGTCGGTCATATTATAATATCCTCGTATTATATAGACTAATTCAAAGAGGAATCTATGGGATAATTATAACCTAATTTTACATCCTTATGAGAAATTACCTTCACTTCAGGATAGTCTTCTTTAGCCAAGCTTTCTAGAGTTTTTCTCTTTGTAGATACGTGAATTACACCTTTTCTTTTAAGTGCTTTTACAATCTTAGGAGCGATAATATCTACCCAATCTTTAGAGGTGTATATGTCCTTAAATACGGCTTGTAGGTGTTTTTTAGTAGGTCCCCAAGTACCCCTCTTACAGAATGAGGTCCTTATGATTAAGTCTGTAGGTTCGATATATGCTTCTCCTGCATACTTTGTCCATCCGTAGAATGTTCCAGGATTGGGCTTAGATTTTACTGTGTACCCTCCTTCCATACCATCATACACATAATCTGTTGAGATATAAACAATTTTTGTTTTCCTAGGCTGACGTTTCGCAGCCACCCTCATATTCATAACTCCGTATATGTTAGTCTCTATTACTTTTTGTTTGTTTTTAGGTTTTTCAGCACCTTTTACATCGGTCCAAGCTGCGCAATGTAGTATGCAATCGAAGCTTTTCCCATCACTTAAATAATCACTTACTCCTAAAATATCTTCTACAGGAAATTCCTCTCGTGTAGGTGCTAGGACTTCGTATCCTGCTTCCTTTAATAAAGGTAAAAGTGTAGAACCTAAAGTTCCAGTTCCTCCAGTTAATAATATGGTTTTAATATCTCTGTTCATTAATGTGTGTTTTTGTAATCTTCTAATACAATAGCATTGGCTTCAGCTAAAGACTGTGGAGTTCCACAATCTAGCCATGCTCCGTTTATCTTATGAGCTGTCAGTGTACCCTCTTTTAAATACATTTGATTTATATCTGTTATCTCTAACTCACCTCTCTGAGATGGTGATAGAGAGTTTATCTTATCAAATACAGTATTGTCGTACATATACAAACCTATAACTGCGTCTTTAGATGGAGGAAACTCAGGTTTCTCTATTATGTTTTGGATTGAATTACCTACGGGAGAATATTCAACCACACCAAATCTTTCAGGGTCTGGAACCTCTTTAGTAAAAATATGTGCTCCTTTATCTTCTAGAGAGAACTGTAATACAGGTTGTGAGACATCTTCAAAGATTAAATTATCCCCAAGAACTACAACGCATTTATTAGACCCTACAAAAGATTGTGCCATTGATAGTGCGTGAGCTATACCACCTTCCCCTTCTTGATATGCATAATTTAGACGTTCTAATCCTAAATCTTCCCCATTTTTTAAAACTCTTATAAAATCTCCAGCATGAGGACCTCCAGTAACAACTAAAATATCTCTAATACCAGAGTTTACTAACGTCCTAATAGGGTGAAATACCATAGGTTCGTTAAATACAGGAAGTAAGTGTTTATTCGTAGCTCTAGTTAAAGGGTCCAATCTAGAACCCAATCCTCCTGCTAATACTACACCCGTTACGTTTTTTAAATTTTCCAAAAAAAATAAAACCCCTTACACCATTATAGTATAAGAGGCTTCAATTATGTAAGAAATATTTATTCTTTTTCTAGTTTTTTCTCCATTCTATCCATTTGTTTTAACATAGTTTCTACTTGTACTGTCATAACTTTAATGTCTGTAACTAACGTATTCATGCTCTTTTCCATATTCTCTATCTGCTGTTCTATCTTCATAATCTGTTGCATATTATCTTCGATATGACCTGCATTTACTTTTATATCTGCCTGAAGTTGAAAGAAGAAGTATAAGACTGTAATTAAAGGTATCATTATACTCATTAAGAGCCTAGCGTTCGTAAGAATTATGTTTGGTTTACTTGTCATTGTTATAGTTCCTCTACCTGTAGTTTTCCTTGTTGGAATTTTGGTTTGAATTTATCTGCTTTTGACCCGTTTAGGATTTTATCAGCTAATTTTAATGTAACATGTTGTTTAATGAACCGCTTTATGTTTCTAGCTCCATACTCAGGCGAGTATGCATTATCTACTATGTACGATACTAACTTTTTAGTAATTTTTATAGGTAAATCACGCAAATTTAATTTTGCGATGTTTTCCGCATCCTCACGAGTAAGCTGATTAAAGAAAATAACCTCATCTATACGGTTAATGAACTCAGGAGCAAACTCTCTTTTAAAGGCATCCATTACTAATTCCTTAGCTTGATTGTAAGTAGTTACAGTATTTTCAAACCCTACGTTCTTCCTTCCCACATTATCATGTATTCCTACATTACTCGTGAACAAAAAAATTGAATTTGAAAAATCTAAAATATTTCCTTTATTATCTGTAATAAATCCATCATCTAAAAATCCTAATAGTAAATTATGAAGCTTAGAATCAGCCTTTTCAATCTCATCAAACAGTATTACCCATTGTGAAGATTCCTCTGCTTTAGTAGCTAATATTCCAGGCTCATTAGAACCTACATATCCCGGAGGACTTCCTATCAATTTAGCATACTCATGAGGACCTGCATACTCTGAACAGTTAATTTTTAAAATTTTATCAGAACTTCCTAGATAATGCTCAGCTATTAAATTAGCTATGTGTGTTTTACCTACTCCTGTAGGACCTATAAAAAATGCTGAACCAAAGCTTTCAAAGCCTGAGTTAACTAGTTTAAACATATTAAACATCTTCTCTACAGCTTCTTCTTGTCCTATTAAGTTACTCTCTATTTTTTTTCTTATATCCTTTAATTCGGACATATCGTATTGTCCTGTCTCATTAGTTGGTTTAAGGTCAAGGTCTTTGAGAGGAACACCTCCTTCAGCCAAAAAATTAAAATGCATACAGGCTGACTCAATCGTCAGGATTGGATAAACCTCTACGACACAGGAATACAGAGATTCTGAAAGAAGGTTGGATTTACCGTGAATTTTTAAAAGACTTTGATAATCGTGTACCAAACTTCTACATATAAATTCTGTAAACTCTTCTATGCTGTAGTTGCTGTCAGATAATCTTTCATCTAGAACTGCGAACATCGCGTCTATCTCATCTTTACCTACTTTACGAACTTTAACGAAGCAATCTAGAGATTGACTATAGGTAACAAAGTATTTTAATTCACTCATGCTATATTATAGATGAGATAATTCCCGAAATACTCCTAATAATTTTTTTGTTTTAAGTCATCAAAGGAAAGAAGTTCCAAGTTTTCCGCGTTTTTATCAGGTGCAGGGGTTTTATCAAGGTGGACTCTAATTTTTACAAGGGAGTCCAATGCTTTCATTTTCGTATTCTGTGTATTCGTATAAATCTCCAAACACTTAACCATTTCCGCTTTCGCTTTCATATCATCAGGATTAGCTTCTACCAATTCTTTAAAATATTCATATGCTTCCCATGCTTTCTCCCTATCACCTTCGATATCTTTGAGTATTGTTTTAAACTCCTTCTGTATACGAGGTGCTGTGTATAGGTCGGTTTTAGGGTTGTAAGGTCTAGCCATGATTATTGCGCGTCTAAAAGGTCCTTCACAAGCTTAGCTTTGGATTTACGTTTATCAAGTTCAACATTGAATCTTTCACGTCCCATAGCCTCTAGCTCGTCTTTGGTCATTTTAGCCAAGTCCTCTTTTACAAGAGGAGAGTTTGCAGCCTCCGCTGCTGCTTTTGCTGCTGCCTGTTCTGCCAATTTAGCTGCTCTTTCTGCTCTTCTTCTTTGGTGTATGTTCATGATATTATTTCTTTTTAAACTTATTGAGTTTTACATTTCTACCTTTCATCATTGTTGGTGTAACTTCATCTTTGTCTAGAGTGTTTACAGCCGAACCACCATGTTTAACTTTGGTTCTTTTAGCGTATTTTTTAATTTTATCCATGTCAGTGGCAGTTGAGAATCCTTTAACTACTTTATTTTCTGATTTCTCTCCCCACGTTCCTTTAGTAATTACATATATTCTGTCAGATTGAGGAGTTGTAAAAATAGTTCCGTATTCTTGAGATTTTAATGCTGTGCCAATAGACGCGAAAGAAGGTATTTTAGCTTTTTTAGACTCAACCTCTCCTTTTTTAGTTGGTGATGCGCCTTTGTACATAGAAAATTCTTCCTTTAAAATTTCAAGAATCTTCTCATCACTGTAACCAGCATATATGTTACAGCTATCGCCGTTCATTTTAGACTCTACAAAAATTTTAAATTCCATTTCAGCTTCTAAAGCTTTTGTAGTGTTCTCATGATTAATACCGTTATTTCCGAAAATGCTCATTAGTTTATCCTATGTTATATACCCTTCTACTTACCTTTTTTTGATTTTTTACAAGATTTACAGGTGTACTCATGTTTTCGGTCAAATTGGGAGGATTTCCACAAAGTTCCCAATTTTATCCTAATTTCGGACTTAGTTTTGCATTTTGAGCATTGAACTCCATGCCACTCCCATTTAGAATCTTCTTTAGTTAATGGCATTAGTCGTCAAATTGAAAAGGGTCATCAATAGCATACTTAGGGTCATACGAAGCTTGAGGGTCTGCTTCCATAGTCTTAAACATCTCATAGATTTCTTTCTTATCAAGACCTGAGAACATCTCACGTTCTTTATCTGTGGGTAATTTTCCTGTAGCTCCTAAAAATAATTGGTCTACTAGAGATTCTCTAGTTCTAGATATATCTAAAACTTCTTCTGTAGCAGTGTTTAATAAATCATTAGCGACTATTACAGGACTAAACATTAAAGTTATAAAAAACTTTAATACAATTACAGCTATAGGAGCCCCTATGATAGCATAAGGTATTGCGAGTATAAATTCAAGCATTATTTGTTTTCAGGTTTCCACCAATCAGCTCCTACGAAATCATCAAACGCAGTTCTCTCCTCATCAGGAAAGGTAGGATTATAGGTGTTGGTTACAAGATAAAGAAGTCCTACAGGCTTAGTTCCTACTGCTGTAAGACCGTGCCATTCACCTGCTTTAATGTGAATAACACATGGATTGTGCTCTCCTATGAAATGTTTTTCGGCTCCATTTTCATCTGAGTAGATTCCTACCTGAGCCATTCCATGTAGAACACAAAAATAGTCGTCTTGGTATTTATGTCTATGCCAAGCTTTTACTATCCCTGGATATAATATGGAATAATTTATTTGACAGTCTTTAAAATCATATGCTCTATCATATGGGGTTCTAGCTTCGGGAGTCAATAGATTAGACCTTACGATTGAATAGATATCGTTAACACTCCACCCTCTAGAATCGGCAAATTTATCTAACTGTATAACTCTATTCTTCATTTGCTTTTAATTTGTCTGCAATCTTGATATCTAGCTCTGCCTTGCGGTGCTTGGTTTTACCATTATCTAATGAGAACCAACCCGGTGAAGGTTTGGTAGCCATTCCATCTTTATAATGAGACTCAGTCAGTCCATATTCAGGAACAAGTCCCTCATCATATAATAGTTTAAATTCACAACTTTGGAAAGGTTTAGTTATTTTATTTTTAACTGCCTTTATC